GCTGCCACCAGGGTGCGACGATATCGAACTGCCAGGCCAGGAACGGAATGAGCGAAGGCGGCGTCTCGAGAAAGGTGTAGATCAGGAGCGGCACAAGGCTGATATTGCCAAGCCGCTGGCCGATCTGAAGATGCGCCTTTGTCCTCAGATCGTTGATGGACGAAGGCGCGACGAGGCTGCCGCCAACATTATCGCTCATGCCGGCTCATTCTCGGTCCCGAGCACGAAGGTCAGGTTGAGCGCGGTGCAATTGGCCCACTGGCCCGGCTGCATCACGAAGCGCCCGTCCGCGGTCGGCGTCAGCGCCGCGCCGTTCACGGTGGCGGTGATGGTCAGGTCCACGTCATAGACCCCCGCCACGGAAAGCACGCCCGTCCATTGGCTCGGCACCACGTCGTTGCCCACGCTGCTCGCGAGGTTGATCGCAAGCTCCGTCGCCGCGCTCTGGCAGGCGGCCTCGGTCGAGGTCGGGTCCGCGTCGGCGAACAGCGTCACCGTCGCCGTGACCTGGTAATCCACCTCGGTCACGGCAAAGACCTGCACCGTGTCGGTGAGCGGCCGCACCGTCTTCTGATTGAGCGCCGCCACCACTTCATTGAGGATGGTCTGTGACGGAATGCCCACGCTGTTCGGGGCCGGCGCCGGCTGCACCGTGATCGGCCCCGTCAGCACGAACACCGCGACCGTGCCCGGAACCGGGCTCGCGATCTCCGCATCGATGATGGTCGGATCGGCGGAGAGCGTGAAGAACCGATAGGCCCCGCTCGGCCCGGCGGTGGAGAACTGGTTCGGCGCGGCCTGGATGCGCGCGCGCAGATGATCGTCCGTCTCCGTCTCCGATCCGCCCGCGCTCGTGGTGGTGTTGGCGACGCTCGCCACCAGCGCGTTGCCCCCGACCATCACATTCACCTGGCCGGGCAGGAAGCCGTTGCCGCCGCTGCCCGCAAGGGTGCAGGTCGCAAGCACGCTCCCCGTGGTGCTGCCGATCGGGATCGTCAGCGCCGTATTGGTCGCGAACAGAAAGCTCCCGTCGCTCGTGCCCACCTGCGTCCCGGCTGGGATCGTCACGTCCACCGTGAGCGGCCCGGTCAGCGTGAATTGCAGCGTGGTCGTCGCCGCCACGCCCGCCAGCCGCGTCACGCCGACAAGCTGGCCGAGGTAATCGATCACCGGAAAGCTCGCGAAAGCGAGAAGGTTTTGCTGGCCGGTGAACTGGATCGCCGAGCGCACCAGCGCCTCGCGATAGGCATAGAGGTTGATCAGCAACCGCTCGACCTGCGCCGGAAAGAGCGTGCGCCCGGTCACGTTCTGAAAGAGCGTGATCATATCGGCCAGGATCAGGTTCGGGTCGAGGCCGTCCGCATCCGTCACGAAAACCGGGGTCGGAAGGCTGTTGGCCGGATTCGATGCTGTTCCGCTCATCCGAAGATGCTCACCGTCGTTGTCAGGGGGCCAGCCCCACCGATCGCGCTCTGCCCCGGCGCGAGCGTCGTGCCGAGGTCAACCTGCCATTGCACGCTCACATCGATCGTTCCCGGCGCCGCGGCACCGGCCGGCGTCGCCGTCACCCCAAGCACCTTGACGCGCGGCTCCCAGGTCTCGATCGCCTGCGTCACCACCCCGATGATCGCCGGCAGCGCCGCCGGCAACGGCCGGTCGATATATTGCGTCAGGTCGCACCCGAACGTCGGCCGAAACGGGTCCTCGCCCGGCAGCGTGCCGAGAATGATCCGGATGCACTGATCGATATCCGCGAGCCCCTGCACCACCTGCCCGATGCCGCTGCCCGCACCGCCGCCCGCGGTGGAATCAAGCTCGAGCGACCAGCTCGCCGAAGTGACATCGGCGAGGGTCACGGAAGCGCCGGACATCAGGTGCCCGCGTTCGGCGAAGCGGTGCTCCCGCCGCCGGTCTCGACGCCGCCATGCGTATGGTTCAAGGCGCTCACGTTCTTGCCGCCCTGCCCGGCCGTGATGTCGCCCGTCGCCTGGATCGTGCCGGTGATGGTCATGTCGCCATTCCCGAACGCTCCATCCTCAGTCCCGATGGTGCCCGACACAAGAAGGTTGCCATTGACACGCACATTCCCGTCATTCGTCAGCTTGACGCTCGCGCCCTTTTCGTCCTGCAACGTCAGGGTGCCATCGTTCCCAAGCACGAACTGATTGCCCAACGGCGTGCTCACCGTGGCGCTGCCGCCGGTCCCGAGCGCGGCCGTAAGAGCGTGGGCCGCCCGGTCATAACGGATCATCGTGCCGTCGCTGAATTGGATCCCGCGCACGTTCGGCCCGGCCCAGCTCGGCGGCTTATCAGCGGTCGAATACATGGAGCCGACCACGGTGCCATATTCGTCGTGCTCGTCCATGAGCACCACGACCTGTTCCCCGACATCCGGCATCCACCAGAACTTGTCGTCCTGCGTGCCGAGCGCATGCACCGGAAGCCAGAAGGAGACGATGTTGTCCCGGTCCGGGAACTGCACCCGCACCTGCCCGGCCGCGATGTTCTGCGCCGTCACCAGCCCCGTGCGGAAGACGGGATGAAACTGCACCGCATAGGGCCGCATGCTCATCAATCCTCCGCGTTCGGATCGGCCGAAACGTCTTCCTGGCTCGCAATGCTTTGCGTGCCATCGTCAAGGCTTGTGATCGTCCGCAACTCGAGCGCGGTGGTGAAACCCTGCTCGGGCGTGATCTCCACCTCGACCCTCTGCACGAGATACGTGTTCTTGTCCCAAAGCCCGAAGCCCTGAGTGTTCACCGTGTTGCCCGCGCGGTAATTCAGTGTCCCGACCAGAGGAAACTCGATCGCGGTCGAGCGCATGTTGGCGGTCCAAAGATTGGACTGCGCCTTGAGGCTCGCCTGCTGCCCGTTCTCGACCCTCACCACCAGCACATGCGAATCCGCGACCTGCATCGTGGGGTCGAGTGCCTGGGCCGTGATGAGACTCTTGTCATAAGGGTTGAAGTAGCGAACGATCGCCTGCTTGTAGGACAGCTCCCCAAGCCCTTGCCGCCGGCACCGCGCCTGCGTGCGCAGCAATTGCCGCGTCAGCACCGGCCCCGTCACAGCCTGCGCTTCCAGGCTCGGGCGGGAGAAGAAGATCAGTTGGTTGTCGCGGATCGTGAAGTCGTAATTGTGCTCGTGCGCGAGCCGCAGAAGGAAAGAAATATCCGTCTCCATCCGCTGCGTCACGCGCTGAAAGACAGGATCGGGACTGACCGCCGCGGTCACCGCAGTCATGCCGTGCCGCGCCGCAACCGCTCGGGCTATCTGCGTCAGGGTTTGCCCCTCATAGGCCACGCTCTGCCGGGTGCGGATGGCGTTGTTGAGCCCCGCTTCCACCGCCATGATGGAGAACACATCGGGCGGCGTGCTCAGCGCCAGCTCATCGACCGTGAAGCTGCCCGTCGTCCAGCTCTGGCCGCCCTGCCATCCGAGCGTGCCCGTGATCGTGTCGCTGCCGAGCGTGAAGCCGAAGTTCTGCCAACGCTGATCGATGTCCTGAACGTCGATCTGGAAGGTCGGCACCTCGCCGCCCGTCGCCTCGGAATAGGCAAGCCGCTCGATCGCGATCGTGTTCGTGATGTCGGTCCCATTGAGCACCACCGTGATAGACGGAACCGCGACGGCGTTCCCGCTGCCGGCGGGCGCCTGCCAGGGGAGAGTCGTGCCGCTCACTCACGGACTCCACGGGGTTGTGCCCGCGGCCGGCCCTGGCGCCGGGATCAGCGGGCAGAAGATCGTGATGCCCTGCGGAAGCACGGGCGAGATCGGAACCGTGGGATTGGCAAGGATCAACGTGCTCACCTTGGTCGGATCTCCGTAAGCCTTGAAGGCGATCGTGTCCCACCGATCCGCCGGCCCGGTCACGATGGCAACGAACTGCGGAACGGAAGGTGGCGGCGTCTCCCCACCCGGCAGAAGCCCGAGCGATTGCGCGAACTCCTCCGCCGCGCTCGCCGCACTGGCCGCGGCATTCAGCGATCCGCTCATGGAGCCCCGGCCCGCACGATGGTGGAAGCCGCCACGCTCGCGAACTCTCCGGTCGGCACAGGCAGGCCGATCCCCGCGCCGGACGAAAGGATCGCCGCGAGCCCGCCCGGAACGCCGATGACCCCGGCCGGCGGGGCCGGCGGCGTCACGGTCGGCGCTCCCACCGGCAAGGTCGGCGCAAACTCAAGCAAAGTCATGTCAACGTCGATATATTGAGCGACGCCCGCATAGCGCCATTGGTCAGTTACCGTCATTTCGGTGATGACGTATTGCGTCGGCGTCCCGGTCTGGGCCGGCCCGAAATCGATCCCGGACGCGAACACCAGTGGCGCGGGCTGGTGCGAAAGACGCTGCTGGTCGAGCAGCCCGACCGCATCATCCGGCTGACACCAGAAGATATGCAGACGAATCCCCATGGTGATCCGGTTCAGATCGTCATAGGTCGCCTGCAAGACCGGCTTCGGCCCGAGCAGCGGCAGCTTCGCGTAATTCGTGCGGAAGGTGCGGCTCAGCTTGTCGGGCGAGCCGAGAAGCATGAAACTGATGCCGCCGAACGCCGCGAAATCGCCGAAGCCGAGCGCGGACGCGATCGGGGACGAAGCCGCCGCCGCGATTGCACCGCTCATCGGTATCCGGCCCCATCCGCAATCGCCGCGGTGTAGCCGTCCGCCTGCTGCATGTCCTGCATCGTCATGCGCCGGGACTGCCGCTGCATATGCTGGATCTGCTGTTTCACGGTGTTACCGACGGAACCGGCGTTCTGCGCCCACCACTGACTCAGGAACGCGCTCAGGTTCGCATAATCGCCGAGCATGTCGCCCTGCACCGTCACCGTCAGCGGCGCATTCACGGTGATCTGGCCGGGCTCGTCGTGGCGCCCGAACAGCGCCTCCTGGGAAAGCGCGTATCCCGGCATTTCATGCGGAACGGGATTTCCCGCCGGCAGGCTCTCGACCGCTCCCACCGCGGCCCCGGCACCCCCGAGAACCAGCGCGCCCGCAGGTCCGCCGAACGTGAATCCGACCGCGGCTCCGCCCAGCGCATGCCCGATGATGGATGCGATGACATGGTGGTGCGCGAGAAAATCATCCACCGCATTCAGGAACGCGAGCAGCCCGGTCTCCATGCGTAGGAAATCCGGCAGGATCGTGGTCGCCAGGATGTTCCCGATATCCTGCAACCGGGCAATGATCTGCTCGAACTGCTGCAAGGGCGTGGCAGCGAAGGCCGCCTGCTGCGCCGCCGTCCCCGGCGTCGAATTGACGGCAGCGAACAGGGCCGGCGTGAGCTGGTCCATCACCTTCAGAAGCTCGGCGCCGCGCTGGCCGCGAAGGGAGAAGGCGTTCCGCAGCGCATTCCCAAATGCGATCGGGTCCATTCGATGGCCGGCGGCATCGATGTCCGCAACCACCCGCGCGATATCGACGCCGCCCTGAGCATTGAGAACCGTGAGCTGCCCGGCGCTGTTCATCAGCCCGAGATTGAGGAGCGCGGCAGCGTGCTCGTTCATCTCAGAACGCGAATAGCGATGCGTGCTACCGCCAAGGCCATCCTGAATCAGCGCCGCCGTGAAAAGCGCGGTATCCGGAACGTAGGCGTTCACCGAGTGCGCCATCGGGATCGCCATGCGCATGATGTTCTCAAGCTGAGAGAAGGGAAGCTCGGTCGCTTCGGCGATCGCAAGCAACTGATCCGTGCCCCGCGTCGTGGACGCCGGACCGTGGTTGCCGATCAGGTGCGCATATTGTACCAGCGCGCGGATGTTGTCGTCCAGTAAGCCAGGGCCGCGCATCTGTGCCACTTCGGATGCGCGCAGAATGATCGGCGCGATGGCCGCGAAGTTCTGGAACCTGTCCGCCCCCTGAAACGCCGGCGCCGTCCGCAGCATCACCGCCAGCATGTCATAGGCTTGCGAGGTCTGCTCGGTCGTGAAACTCATCCCCAAAGTACTCGCCTGCGCGAATGCAAGCGGCGCGTCGAGATCGAGATGATGTTGCTTTTGCTCTGCCAGCCCGCTCTGTATATCGAACGCAAAGAGGGGGCGCATCAGTGCCTCATTCTTCTGCATCGCCTCGCCGAGCGACTTGCGCGCCCAAAAGCTGATCAAGAATTCAAACAAATTTGAAGTCTGGTCGTGCAGCACGGAGTTGATGCCACCAGACAGGCGCTCAACCGAATCCCGCAGGGCAGAAACTTGTTCGAGTGCACGCGAGAACGATTCGAAGAATCCCCCATGGTCAACCGAAATCGCGCCGGCACCTCCATCCTTGCCAATCGGCATTCCCTCTCTCCACGCATCAATTCATGCCAGCTTTGCCGGTTCGTCAAAGGGCTCAGAACGTCACGGGATCACCCGAGATCACCCATGCTTCAGCCTGTCGGAAGGATTGTCCCGAAAATCGGGATGGGTACGCCGATAACCTCCGTGCCAGCAAGGGCTTCACCCCCAACGCGCGGCGGCGGTGAACCGGCCAAAAAGGCACCGGGAGAGCGACGCAGTCGTGCGGGTCGTTCATCGCGTCCGAGACGCCTTTCAGAGAGATCGATCGACGATAGGCACTACCGTGAAAATCGAGAGCCTATCCGGCACTATGCGATCGGGCATCTGGTCAGAGCTGATCACGCACAGCCAAAGAGAGGCAGCAATGGCCAGCGGCAAAAGTCTCTATCCCACCTCTATTCTCGCCCGCACCCGATTCCACTGCCCGGGGATCATCGATTTCGCGCCACCGCCGCGCTATACGCCGCCATCACGGATCGCCAACTTTGCATGTCTGCGAAGTCCATTTCATCAAGATCCGCTGGCCGAAACCCCAACGCGATCATCTCGCCAAGCGCCGCCGGGCTTACGATTCCGCCGGCGCCTTCGGAGAAGGGCTTGGCTTGCGCGCCTCTTCAAGCAGGCGTTCCACATCCTCCGCATCGAGGTCGTCCACCGCTTCCATGGTGATCTGCTTGCCGTCAAACCGCGACGTGCGCGCGATCATCGCATAGAGATAGCGCGTGCTGTCGAATGGCTGCCCAACCGCGGTCAGGGCCAGCCGCACGTCCTTGCCGGTGCCGCGCCGGAACTGCACCTTCGTCCCGCTCGGCAGTTCGATCTCCGGCCCCCACACGTCGCCGGACGCAACCGCATCCGGCACCTTGATCCTGATCCCTTCGCTCACGCCCCCACCTCCGCCTTCAGATCATCCATGTCCGCCTCGAGCCGCTCCCAATCCACCTGCGCGGCGCTGGCAGCACCGCCCACGAAATCCCGGCTCAGAAGCCCATAAGCCTCATCGGCATAGGCATCCCAGAACCGCCAGGTGATCCGCTTCAGCGCACCCCAGGTGACGCACACCACGCCCGCAGGCCCATAGCCGACGATCGGCACGGCATGGCCGCCCCAGCTCCCCACCGCGTACTCGCCCGAAAACGCCTGGCCGGCCGGCACATCCCACACCTCCATGGTCTGCGCCGCGATCGGCAGATCGAACCCGGCATAAACGACGCCGAGCCACGCCACGCCCGCGCGCACCTCGGCCTCGGTCTCGGGATCGATTGCGCAGAAACCGGCGAGCACGTCGTTCGCTCCACCGCATGCGAAGCCCGTCCCGCTCCATCGCGCGAGCACCTCGGTTGCAAGCGCGCCGCGATCCGTGCCCGCGTCGCCCGGCCGATAGCCGAACGCCTCATATCCGGTGACGGCCTCTTTATCGCTCATCACGCGCATGCGGCCGGAAGCCGCGGTCCAGAGCTGCACGGCATGGCCGACCGCCGCAATGGTGCAGTCGCCGATGCTGTCGTTCTCGAGCACCGGCCAACTCTCGACGAGCCTGCTCCGGTCGCACGAGGCCGGCACGGGCGGCGGCACCTTGGCCGTCTCCAGCCGCAGATAGCGCCCGAACGGCCGGAGCCCGGCAAACGGCCTGGCGGCCCGCTTGCCGAGCTTCATCCCCGAATGATCCACCATCCCTTCAAACCCTCGGGGGCAGAACGTGCGGCGCCGGGATCGGCACAGGAGGCGCCAGCTTCTCGGGCTCCGTCACCGCGAGCGAAAGGGCACCGGCCGGCGCGGCCGAACTTGGCACGGACGCGGATTCCGCCACCAGAGCGTCAATCACCGCGAGGCCGGTATCGATCGCCGTCTTGGTCGTTGGATCGATCGGCAGAGCCGCCAGAACGGCCGTAATGTCCTCGCTTGCGGTCTCCGCAAGCTGGGCCGGACTCTCATTCGCCGGCGCCGCCACGAAGGCGCTCACCGCGGCCTCGGCCGTCGCCAGCACGTTCTCGACCGCCTGCGCCTCGGAAGACGTCGTGGTCGAGGTCGTGGTGAAAACCGCGGCGCCAGCCTGCAACGCGGCCAGGATCGCCGATGCCTCGGCCTGCGCGCCGGCCAGGCTCACAACAGGCTGCGGCGCCTGCTGCGCGCAGCCGGCAAGAAAAAGGCCGCCCACAAGGGCGGCCACTGCGAACTTCACCATGAATGCTCCTGAGTCTTAGACGGACTTGTTCGGAACGGGCGCAGTCGGGCCCTGCTTCGGCGTGTTGGTGAGATCGGTCGCGACCTTGATCGCGTCCGTCACCAGCGCCTCCACATCCTCCTTCGCCACGCTGTTGTCGGGAACGATCAACGCCACCACGCCGCCCACCACCACGGGCACGGCCGCCTGCCACGTCATCTGCCCGCCCAGCACCGCAGCCGCGGTGCCCACCATCCCCGCGAGCGCCGCCTGATTGAGCGGCGTCTTGAAGAACTTCGGAGTCCTGTCCACGAATTTTCTCCTACAGCAACGTCGCCGCCTGGAATGCGAGCGCGGCACAACGCCGCGACCACCCCAGGCCGAACGTATTCCAATTGGAATCATCCCCGAGCGCGGCGATCCTCTGCGCCAGCACTTCCGAGCAGAGCGAATCCGCCCCGCCCGTCCAGCCATTCATCGCCGCCAGCGTTTCCGGCCCGAGATTGCCGTCTGTCGTCGCGCCAATGACCACCTGAAGCCACTGCACCGATTGCGACACGCCCGAGTTCACCGCGGCATCGAAGATAACCAGCGCCAAAGCCTGCGGCAGCGAATCCCCCTGGATCGGCGTCCAGTAATCGCGCTGATAGATCGCCTCCGCTTCGGCTTCCGTCAGGTTCGCAATGTCGAGCGTGGGATAGGAAGCGGCACTGATTCCATACTTCGTGCCATTGCACTGCCCGGACCCGACCGCGCCCCCTGTCCAATTGCCGGGATCGCCGGGATCATTCGTGTAATCTCCTTCGACCCCGACCACCCAGTTGAAAGCTGTTTCAAAGGGAGTCGAACTCACCGTCATGGCCCGGCCTCCTCCGGCAACGCCGATACGCTGCAATGTCCGGACATCAATTTTTGCCAGCCACGCGCACTGCCTCATAGGCGCTTGCCAGGATGCCGAGCGCCGCACCGACATGCAGTGCAAGCCAGAGCGCGCCGCGCCCCATGTGGGCGATGCTCAGAAGCCTCTCGGTTGCCACCCGGATCGCAGCGATATCTTCATGCACCTGCTGCATCTGCGCCTCCAGCGCCGCCAGTCGTTCCTGTTCCGTCGGGTTCATGTCTAACCGCCGATATTTGCCCGGAACGAAGCGAGCTGATCGACACCGCCCACGATGAACTGATTGGAAAACACATCGAAGAGATAGACCTGAATACCGCCTACGCTGAGATCGACGTGATAGACCGTGATCGCGGTCTTGAACGAAATATTCTCCTGTGCCTTGAACGGTATCGCGCCGGGATCCTTTGCCAACCCCGTCACATTGTAGATCACCGGCAGCTCGCTCGTTTCGCCAGCGGCACTCAACACCTGCAAGTCACCCAACGCCGAGAATTGCTGCATCCCGGTCGAACTCATGAGCAAGCCGATGGTCGTCTGATCGAAGCTGGACCAGGTGATTTCGGCTTCCAGCTTGTCCCAGCCGGCCGGCACTTCAAGCCGCGCCACCATCCCAAGCCCTTTATAATCCTGCATGACGCGCTTGGGTTGCGGCACCGTGAATTCGGCAGCACGGCCGAGAAGATTATTGCCGTTAAGATATATATTTGCGTTCGAAAGACTGTTGATCACCAGGCTCGCCATGACCTGCTACCCCCTTAATTCGTTGCCGTCTGCGTCGTGGCGCTCACCGGCCCGAGCGTGCTGAGCAGCGCGGTGTTGACCGAAACGTTGAAGTTGATCTCTTCGGCTGGCGGCGGCGGCAGAAGGGAGATATCGAAGGTGAGTTGCCCCGCCACGAGCTGCGTCACTGCGTTTTCCGCCGGGTTGTAGCTGCACGTCCCGCCGATCAGCGCGCCGCGCTGCACCAGCGTTGCCAGGAAGCCGTTGACGGTTTGCAGGATGGAATTGATCAACCCGTTCGAGATCGGCTGATCGAGGAATTGCAGCATCGCGAGTTGCACGCTCTGCTCGACCACGTCCATCGTCCGCCGAACCGGGATGAACGTGGTCGGATCGGTCGCGGTCGGGAAGGAAGCGAGCCGGTTGCCCCAGGTCCGCAAGCCTGTTCCGAACCCGTTGAACACGGTCAGAATGCCCGCAGCATTCAGGGTGTTCGTGTCGCTGTTCGGATCGAAGGCGCTGGAATACATGGAGATGTCGGGGCCGACGATCCCTTGGATCTGCACGTTGCTCGGGCTGAACCAATAGCCGTTGGCGATGTCCTGCGCCGCGGTGACACCGGCAACCCACTGCGAAAACGGACTGTCGGCGTTCGCGTTGAAGGGCGTGTTGACCGCGATCCCCTGGTTGTTGATCGTGTTCCCGGTCGGCGCGATGCCCGTGTCGAAAAACATCTCCTGCGGAAAGCACAGGACAACACGGCCGCTCGACGTGTCGAAGGCATTCCCCTCGGTGCCGCGATTGGCAATCGCCGCCGCAACCGAGGTGTTCGGCGCCGCGTCGATCAGCGCCACGGCCCGGATCTGCCCCGCAAGCGTGGTGAGTGCCGAGGCGGTCTCTTCGTCCTGCGAGAAGCCCGGAGCGATGAGCAGCTTCGCGAAGATGCCCATGGTCTGAAACGTGGTTTGCAGGGCCTGTAGCCCTGTGAAAACCCCGTTGTTGACGGCGCCGATGATATCGGCATCCTGCACCTTCGAAGGGTCGGCGAACGAATAGCCGATGGAGAGGCTCGCGCCGTTCGCAATCGCGCCCCCCGCCTTCGCGAACACGAAGCCGTTCACGTAATCGACGGTGTAGTCCGTGTTCTCGACGTAGCCGTTGACGCCAACATTGGTCCACGTCACGGTGCCATCGGTGGTCGTCCCGCCGACCGTCTGATTCCACGTCGCCGGCTCGGCCGTGCCCGTCTCGCCCGCCGTTGTGGCCTTGAAGATGAAGCCGCCGGCATTCTCGGCGGTGGGCTTGATCAGGTTGCCCACGGTCTCCTGAGTGCTCGCGGTCCAATTGGGCGGGGCATTGGCCGGAGCAACCGTCACGGTCGTCTCGAGCGCGCCGCTGTTCGGCAGGCCGGGGCCGACAAGGCCCATCTGCCCGAGATTGACCACCTGTGTTCCGGTGGCCGGCAGATTGAACACTGCGGGCGCCTTCGTGGTCTGGTGGACCGCCGGATTGAAGACGTTGACCACGATGATGGAGCCGCCGCCCTGCGTCTGGATCGCCGAGAGCGCATAGGGGATCGTGTAGCCGCGCGTGAGCGGCCCGAACTGCGACGCGGCCCGGCTCGATCCCACCAGAACGGGCGTATTCGGCCCCGGCGGCAGCACGGCCGCATTGGCGGCCACAAGCCATTGCGGCGCGGTGCCGATCAAGCCGATGACGGCAGAGTTCACCACCGAAACCGGCACCGGGCCGGTCGATACCTCGGTAACCTCGATCCCATGCAGGAAGTTTGCGGGCATGCGTTCTCATCGTCCGGCGTTGCCGCCGGCCGTTCCCTTGGCCTCTCGGCCGCTCAGTTTGCTGGATTGGTCGGCGAACTTCCGCCGGTCGAAACCGCCGTCACCGTGTCGGCGGCGGCAAAGGCGATCTGCACCGTCGCGTTCTGCGCGATGGCTCCCGTCGCAACTGCCGTCACAACGCCCGTCGTCCCGTCCGCGGTCCAGTCCGCGAACTCCTGGAAAATCCTCCTTCCATCCGCGGACGTGATCGCGCCCACCACGATCGGCGTCGGACCGGGCAGCGTCAGCGTCCCACTCGCGAACGTGAACGTTCCACTCTGCATCGCCCGTCCCCGCGCGCTCGCGCTTGCCGCGACATAGACCTGCGCCTTCACGAGATTGGCGAGCGCAAGTTGCGGCTCCTGCTTGAGCTTGAGCGTCGGCACTTCGAGCCGCATGTCATAGAGCCAAACGTGACCGGTGGGGTCGCGCTCGCCAAACCGCTCTTCCACGAAATAGGCGTTGCGGCATCCCGGAGCACGGAACCCGCCCAACGCGGCCTCTACCGCATCGATCAGCGCATAGACGCTCCCGGGCCCCGTCAACGCCCACGCTGTCTGCCGAGCCTCAACATGCACATCGAAGCTGACGACACGCTCCTGCACCATCGCATCGGTGCTCATCGGCGCGCCGAACCTGCTGCCGTGATAGGAGATCAGGACGAAGGCAATCGCATTGCTGCCCCACCAAGTGTCCAGATCGAAATCCGGGAAGACATGGACCGGAATTGCGATCCCGGCGTCGGAGAAAAACTCCGTGAGTTGCGCCGCGATCGCGCTCTGAATGGTCCCAATATCCTCGCTCACGGGCGGCGAAATTTTTCGCCCGGCCCACGAAGTCGGATCGAGCCAGACCGGCAACGATCCAAAGCTCATCGGGAGTGCGGCAGCGTTATCGCGAGGGCCATTACCTGCTCCGACTGCCGCTGCGCGTAGGAACCCGGCGTCACCACCTGCCGCCCGAGAATCCATGCCTCGGCCACCAGTCCGCCCAGCGTGTTCTGCGCGGTTGGCCCGCATGCCGCCTGCACGGCATCTTCCACCGCATCGGCAAGCCCATTCAGCATGCTCACATCGCTCTCGTCCGGCACTTCGCCCTGCAGCGAATAGATGAAGAGATCGGCACGCAGCGTCACCTTGGCCGGCGCGAAGAGCCGGCCCCTGCCGTACTCCTCGCCTTTCTCCACCAGGATGAAGGCCGGATATTGCTCGACAGCAAGCGCGCTCATCGAAACCGGCCGCCGCCCCGCATAGTTGAACGGGCCTGCCGGTGCCAGCAAGAGCGCGCCGATTTGCGAAAACAGCGCCGCGTAGATGGGTTCACGTCCAAGCGCCATCAGAACACATCCCCCGGAAACGCCCAATCCCGGTAGGGTTCGAGCATCGCAAGCGTCGTCGGGTGCAGCGCCTGGTTCATGTAGCTCACGCGCTGCGGGCCTTCGCCTGTCCCGCTGTCGCCCACCCGCGTGCGCTGTTTGAACGTCAGAGCCACCTGCTGCATGCACGCCACCGCAATTCCTTGCGGCAGCAATGGCGCGCCCGGAAACAACCCCACCGCCATGGCCGTCGCTTGCCACGTCACGCTTCCATCCGCCACGCTCGCCCCAAGCTGCGCCGGCCAGGCAGGCTCGCCCACACCACTCGTCCCGCCGGCGCTCGTCGTGAAGACGAGGCCGTTCGCCGCCACTTCCGCGTTCTCCGCGAATTCCGTGCTCGGCGCCCATGCCGGCAGCCCTGCCACGGCAATCATTCCCGGCGTAACGAAGCCCGCCGAATAGACCACCTGCACATTCTGCGCCCCGCGCACGAATCGCTGCGGAAACCCGACAATTCCCGGTGAGAGATAAAGGAAACGGTCGTCGAACGTGTAGCCGTCCCGGCTTTGCGTCGGCGGAACCCCGGCCGCCGGGATCCGCCTCGTATCGATAACAACGCTCGCCACCCCGATCAGCGGGAAATGCCTGAGCACCAGGCTCGTCTGCCCGGTGCCGTTGCGCATCTCCGTCCGGCTTTGCGCCATCAGTTCACGCCCGAGATAAGCCTCGATCGACCGGCTCACGCCGGAAATCAGCATTGCAAGCACCGCATCCGAAGCGCTCGTTCCCGCCAGCGGCGGGCTAATGAAGGCCTTGACCGCACTAAGGTTCGTGAGATCGCGCGGATCTGCCATCACGCTTTCCCCTGGCCGGAAGCCGGGGGCCGAAATCGCTCCGCATCGCCGGCTTTCCGCGCTTTTCCCGCCTCCCCCTCGCGCCCGGGCGGAGAAGGCCCGAGACCGGCGGCCGTCGGCTTCCCCGCCGCCGAGAGCATCGCCGCTCCCGCCGATGGCGATCGCTCTCCCGCCACCGCAAACCCGGCGCGGAGCCCGAGCAGATACACCCCGAGATCGTCCGGAACGGTAATGATTCCGAACCGATCCGGGGTGAATTCCTGCTGCCGGGCCGAGACCGCTGTCACCCCCTCCGGCACTCG